GGATAAGATTGTTCTATCAGTTATAGAGACAATCTTTATAGAGGGTATTGGTGAAGTTAATGCAAAGATTGACAGCGGAAATGAAGCTTATAATGTACTCCACGGTATCAATACCAATATTACTGGTGATATGGTGTCATTTACCACTGTAGATGATAAGCATCTAACTGCACCGCTCGTAGATACTACGGTAATACATATAGGTAGCGGCGTAAAGGAAGAGAGACCTGTCGTATCACTCAATATTAAGCTCAAGGGTAAAATCTATCATAACATACCTTTCAGTCTTGCAGATCGCTCTGAGAACGATGAGCCGGTACTTGTCGGTGAACCGTTTATACGTGATATTAATGCTCTTATAGATGTAAGCTTATAAGCGTCGCATGTTAGCAACGAATGTGTAGAATTCTGCGCGCGTTGCTGCATCTGCCATAAAATCACCACTCAGCTTACTAGTTTTCATCTCACACCCATCGTGCTTTACGCCGCGATTACATGCACATGTATGTGTTGCACTCACCACTACCGCTACACCACGATTTTTTTCACATACCTCATTAATTGCATCATGAATCTGAATTGTCAAGCCTTCCTGAATTTGCGGACGACGTGCATAGAACTCTACTATTCTATTTAATTTCGAAAGTCCAATAACTCGACCGTCAAGTGACGGTATATATGCGACATGCGCTACACCTGTAAATGCGAGGTGGTGGTGACTGCACATGCTTTTAACCGGAATACCGCCTTGAAACACAATGCCGTCATAGCCGTTGCTGGGAAATGATGTCACTTTCGGTGGTTCATTATAACAGCCTGCTGCCAGATCATTAACGAAAGCTTTCGCAACACGCATGGGTGTATTGGTACTATTAGGGTCGTTGCGCCAGTCAAAACCGAGTGCATCGAGATAGGTCTCATATGCTTTCGCAGCTCGTTCGATTATAACGCGCCTCTCTTCGTCAGTATGAGGGTGATTACCGTTAGCATATTTTATACGTACTTCTTTTGTGTATTCTTCCATAGTATTGTGTGATGTGATTGTATTATATGAATATTGTGTTATCAACTATAAATAATATTGTGAGATTCGATTTATTGCTTGAAACATGCTTTAATAAACTTACTACGCTACAGCGAGTACGCGTGAAGGTAGATCCTTCTGCGATACCCCATGCAGACGATTTAAGTGAATGTCCATCATACGAGGGGTATGTATTAGAAGAAAATGACGGTATAGTCAAGGTATTGATGATACAGCCCACTGTCGGTGTGGAGACAATGCCTGCAACGAGTGTTGAGCTAGCAGATGATGACTGCAATTCAAATATACTTGATGAACTTAAGCAGTTTATTTTACAACATTTAAATTTGCAGGAAGGTGATCCGCTGTTTGATCAAATACAAAATTGTAGCAGTCTAGATGAAGTTGAAATATTTTTACAGCAATCAGGTCTCTGTAAAGGTGATATAGTGGAATTGTATAAGGAGTTTATAGCGCTATGAGTAAATTTAATGAATTAACGAAAATATTGCTTAATGAAGCGCCTTTAAGCTCATATGCAAAAAGTGTTGTCTCACCTAAGAGTTGGCGACGTGGTATAGGCAAAGCGTTACACGGTGCAGGTAATGTTGCTGGTGTCTTGAAGGATCCCTATAGACCTGCAGGTCCAGAAGCTGTCTCTAGAGCACTTAAAGGTGCTGCTAATATTATAAGCCCAGATCCAAGTAATGCATGGACAAACCCTGAAGAACCTGCATCTCTCAAGCCGTCAGGTAAAAACGCTGCAGTACCAAAATTTAATGATCGTGATTATTTTAATGTAGTAATAGACGGGAGAGTATTTGCAGGAAAGATAATAAAAGTAGCAGGAGCTTATGTTTTTGTAAAGCTCTTTAAACATCCGGAGTATGGCAGCGTTGTTGCACTTGTAAAGCAACGTGTACCAGAGCTGTTCTTTTATAAAGAAAAAATACCAAAGGGTAAGTCACGCTATATCGCAAACGCAAAAGCTGCAATTACGTATAATAGCAAAAAAAGACACTGGGTAGCAACGACTAAATAATCTTTCTATGCCATTAAAAAAAGGAACATCGAGTAAAGTCATTTCTAAAAATATAAAGAAAGAAATGGAAACGTACAAAAAGACAGGTAAAATCGGTACATCGCGACCGAAATCATCAAAAGCTGCTCGTAAGCAAGCTGTAGCAATCGCTCTTCAAACAGCCGGTAAATCAAAGAAAACTAATGAATCTTTTGACCAATGCGTCAGCAGACTACTAGAGAGTGTTAAAAAAGTATAAAAAAAAAGTTGATTTTTTAAACTACGAGCGTTATAATATTCTTAGGTAATAATTTTAGATATTAGAAAAAGTTAATAAAATAGTTGAATGCTGCGGTCTGTAGCGTATAATAATTTTTATGAGTTTCGAGAGTACAAAAATAATCGAGTTAGGTAGCTGCGCATTTCGTCAATGGAGAGCAGATCATAGTCATTGCAAATTTATTCATGGTTATAGATTAGTTGCTAAGTTTTGGTTTTGCTGTAGCGAGCTCGACGAAAAGAATTGGGTTGTAGATTTTGGCGGCCTTAAGGAATTAAAAACAATTCTTGAAAAGCAATTTGATCATACATTATGCGTAGCTGCTGATGATCCTCTATTGCCTCATTTTACAGAATTACATAAGAACGGTGGTTGTGATTTGCGCATAATGCCTGATGGCGTCGGTATTGAGCGAACCGCAGAGTGGTGCTTTAAAGCTGCTGATGATTTTGTACGTAAAATCTCTAACAATAGATGCTGGGTTAATAAAGTTGAAGTCTGGGAGCATGAAAAAAATTCAGCTCTCTATGTAAAGAATAGCTCTTGCTGTAAAGATAAATTACCAGCGAAAGAAGTAATTGAGCAGGAGTATGTACAGCAACCATCTGGTAACGAGCCGATACCAGCTCGAATAGGTAACAAGGTTACCTCAGGTTGGTCGAATCCGTTTGCTGGCACAAGTTGGGGTGTCTGATGTCTCCGGAGCATAAACATCAGCTTTACGGTGGTGATATATCCGACTATATTATTAATAATAGTCAGAAAAAAAATTTATCACCACTAGATATCGGTCAAGATGATTTATCTAACATCTATGAGAGACAAATAAAAGGTAAGCCTAATATCGATACTACCGGTATTGTATCAACCGGCAGTATATTGCCTTCCTTTGACCGAGATCCTCATTTTTGCAAAATAGAGGATAATTTATCAGCAACACTAAACGTTATTGCGCAGCAAATAGGACTGAATTCAAATGACGGTACAATTCCTCTTCAACCTGCTACAATAGCTCTCAAAGATCAAACAGCAGCAGATATTGCTACTGCTAATGATAGTGTACTCAAAGCTATTGAAGAGCTTAAGAGTGTAGGAGCTGCTTTGTAGTATTACACGGTATTTGCTTGAATATGTGAGTTACGTACTTACAGAGCTCTGATCTTACAATATGATCTTCTGTTAATTCAATACATTGTATACCATGAGCTCTTGCATCATCATTATTAAATGCATTATACACTGCATTGAAGCCAGATTTGCCTGGCGGTAGATCGCTCTGATCCGGGTCACCACAAATCATAACTTTACTAAATTCACCAATTCTTGTAAAGAGTGTCTGCAGTTCCCGTATAGTCAAATTTTGACTTTCGTCACAGCAAACAAATTTAACAGAGAAGTGCAAACCGCGAGCAAAATTTATCGGACATACAGCAATTCTGTTATCTTTTTCAAGACGCTTTATTTGCGGTTCAGCGATTAACTCATTAAACTTCTCATTAAAAGGAGTAAGGTATACACCGAATTTCTCCATCATGTCACCCGGCAAATAACCGAGCTTTGATTCAGAGCTTTCAACAGCAGATCGTACGAGCACAATATCTGATACTTTCTTTGCATTTAGGAGTTGTAATCCAAGATACATTGACAGGATTGTTTTGCTAGTACCAGCGGGTCCTTTGAGCAACATTAATTTTGTCTTTTTATTGAGAAATAAATTTATAATTTCTTTTTGTTTTTCAGTCCATGGAAGTTCTTTCACTTTTAGCTCAAAATCAATTTTTTCACGTTGTGCTATATATGGAGAATTATCTGTTGGTGTTTCGTTAGTGATGTTAATGTTAACAGCGCTGGTTTTTTTAGCTTTACTCATGTACAAGTACTTATTATATTTTTCTTGATTAACCATAGACAACAGTTACAATCAAACATGTATGATAAACATTGATGAAGAGACACTATTTTTAAGTGATGATAAGATATTTTACACGATTGAAGGTGAAGGTGAGTACATCGGTACACCATCCGTCTTTATGCGGTTGTCAATGTGTAATTTAACGTGTAGTAAATTTCAATCTGCTGACTCACCACACGGTTGTGATTCTTATGTTTCCTGGTCGGTAAAGAATAAGATGACATTTCAAGAAATTTTTACAATGCTCGAAAAAGGATACCATATTAATCATCTTCAGAGCGGTAGTATTTTAAAGATTACCGGCGGGGAGCCTCTTGTACAACAAAAGCAGCTCTTAAAGTTTATAGAGTGCTTTATTACTCGTTATGGTTTTTTACCGAG